GTGAAGACGAGTCCCAAGACCAGGACCGGCTCGACGAGTACCGCGACCTGGCCAGCGACTACACGGGTGGAGAGAATTCGGGCTTTTCGATCCCCAACGGCGCCGGGTTCAAGATCTACGGACCCGAGGGCACTCCGCCGGACTTCATGCACCCGATCGAGTTTCACGACCGCGCGATCGGCCTGGCGGCGTTGGCCAACTTCCTGAACCTCGACGGCAAGGGCGGCAGCTACGCGTTGGCGAACGTGCTGTCGACGACGTTCACCGATTCGGTGCAGACGGTCGGCGAGGATGTTCGCGACGTCGCGCAGGCGGACATCGTCGAGGACATCGTTACGGCTAACTGGGGTTTGGACGAGACCTGTCCTCGGCTGGTGTTCGACGAGATCGGATCGCGGCAGGACGCGGCCGCCGCCTCGCTGGCGCTATTGGCCGGCGCGGGCCTCATTCACCCGGACAACGAGCTGGAGGCCGCGATCCGCCAGGCGTCGGGCCTGCCCGCGCCGGACCCGAACGCCGAGCCGGACGCCACGCAGACACCGCCAGTTGGCGGGCCGCCGCCTGGCGTGAAGGTGGCGGCCCACACGCGGCGCGCACCAGCTGCCCGGCGGCGCACACCCAAGACGAACGGAGGCCAGACGCTGTGGTGATTGACTGGATTACCTACTGGCTGAGCCGGATACCGTGTCGTTTCGGCTATCACACGCTGAGCTGTCGCGGTCGCACTGACCACCTTCCGATCACGGGAAGGTGGACGGCGCGGTGGTAGATAAGCCAAAGTCCTGGTACGCGCTCGCCACGCCAGATGATGGCCCAGCCGAGGTGATGATCTACGACGACATCGGCATGTTCGGTATCACCGCAGCTGATTTCGTCCGCGACATCGCCACGATCAAGGCCGACGCGATCACCATCAGGATCAACAGCTACGGCGGCGACGTCTTCGAGGGCATCGCGATCCTCAACTCGATCCGCGGACTAGACGCGGCGACGACGGTCGTCGTCGATGGCATCGCCGCGTCGATTGCGAGCGTGATCGCGATGGGCGGCGACAAGGTCGTCATGAATCAGAACAGCCAGATGATGATCCACAACGCGTGGAACTTTGCCGCCGGCAACGCTGATGAGTTGCAGCGAGTGGCGGACAGCCTGCGGTCGATGTCGGGCAACATCTCCACGATCTACGCCGCGAAGGCCGGTGGCACTACTGAGGAATGGCAGGCGTTGATGGCCGCCGAGACTTGGTACACCGCAGAGGAAGCCGTCGCCGCGGGTCTGGCCGACGAGGCGATCGTCGAGACGGTGAAGAACCTGCCACTGGCGGGAGTCGCGCGAGCCAGCGCGTCGCTCATGCACTTCAAGTATCCCGGCCGTGAGGCCGCCCCTGCTCCGCAGATTGCGGCGCGGGCACAGACCCCTCCGGTTGTGGAGGCCGAGAAAGAGAAGGAGCCCAATATGGGAACCCTGAGTGAAAGCGCGCTCCAGAAGCTCGGCCTCGACGCCGACGCCGACGAAGCCGCAATCGAGGCGGCCATCGCCGCACTGCCGGAAGACGGCGACACCGAGCCGCCCGAGCCGCCCGAGCTGACCGCCGAGGACGTGAGCAAGGCAGCGGCCAAGCTCGGCCTGACTGTCGTCGACGGCGCCAAGGCGATGGCGGTCGACAAGACGGCCTACGACCAACTGGTGGTCCAGGCCCGCGATGGCGCAGAAGCCCGGGCCCAGCAGGTCCGCGAGCAGGACGACGCGACCATCCGCGGCGCTCTCGCCAGCGGGCGCATCACCCCCGCCAGCGAGGCCGAGTGGCGCAAGTCGCTGGCATCCAATCGCGAGGGCACCAAGTCGCTGATCGCGACACTGCCCGAGAACAAGGCGCTGGCGGTCGATGAAATCGGCCACGGCGTCGACAGCGAAGGCTCGCCGGTCGAAGCCGACAAGGCGTTCGCCTTCGCCCAGATCACAGGTCACGACTACGGAAAGGGCGTCTGATCATGTCGGATTACGCACCCCTCTACTTCCCGGCTGATCGGCTGCCGCGCACCACCAGCGCAGCGGTGACCAAGGGCCAGCTGCTCTACGTCTCCGGCGTCGACACCGTGGCGCCCACCTCGGCAGCTACCAGCGCCTGGGTCGGCATCGCGGCCCACGATGCCGCCAGCGGCGCGCAGGTGGTCGTCTACACCGAGGGCGTGCACATTCTGGCGGCCTCAGGTGCGATCACCGCTGGCGACAACGTGATCGGTGCCGCAGCCGGTGCGGTGGCGACTCAAGGCGCGCCGAGCGCGGCGAACGCCGTCCAGGTTATCGGTGTCGCACTGAACACCGCGGCCAGCAACCTCGTCACCGTTCTGCTGCGCAGCTGAGTCGCAGCCCCTAACCAATTAGAAAGCAGGGTTTCACATGGGTAACACCTTTCCCCCCGGGGCTCCGACACTTTCCGGTGATGTTCTCTCCATCAACCGGTTCCTGAAGGACACCCCGTGGGTTCTGCGCGCACTGCGCGACATCGCCAACGAGCTGTTCGTCGCCGACAAGCTGCTCACCTCCCAGTTCTGGACCGAGTCGGGCTCGCTCGGCTACGAGCAGACCGAGTCGATCTACGCCGACCGGGCACCCAAGCCTGTGCCGCCCGGCGGTGAGTACCCCATCACCTCGATCGGCACCGGCCCAGCATCGACCGCCAACACGGTCAACTGGGGTAACGACGCGTTGATCACCGACGCGACCATCCGCCGGCAGAAGTACCCGACCGTCGCGCGGTCGTTCCGCAAGTTGATGAACACGCACATCTCGACGATCGATTCGATTGGCCTGTCTGCGGTCGTCTCGGCTGTCACTCAGAACACCGATGCCATCGCGACCTGGAAGGCCAGCGACGGCACGGCGAAGATTCTGCGCGACCTGATGCGGGCGGCGACGAACATCATCAAGCTCAAGCAGGGCTACATGCCCAACGCTGTGTTCATCGAGCCGGATGTGTTCGCCAACGTGGTGTCCAACGACGACCTGATGAAGCTCCTGCCGCGCGAATACCCGGGCGTGCAGGCAACTCCAGTGGTCGCCGGTCTCAACGGCCTGCTCATGAAGCAGATCGGCGGGTTCGCGTTCATCACCAGCCCCAACGCGCCCGCCACCGGTAAGGCGCTGATGCTCGACACCGGCGTCTTCGGCGGCTTCACCGATGAGGTGGCCGACGACCCGGGCTATGTGCAGGGCGACAATGGCCTGCAGGTCAAGACCATCCGCGACGACGACGCCGACGGCTGGCGTATCCGCGCTCGCCGCCTCACCGTTCCGGTGGTGCTGGAGCCCGCCGCCGGCTGGCTGATCAACAACGTGAACGCATGAGCTACCGCGTCACGGTCCCCCTTGTCCTGGCTCGGGACAAGGAGCGCAAGGTGCATGAGCGCTATCAGGATGCGGTCATCGACTGGCTCGACGACGACCAGAAGCGGCACTTCCTGGAGGCCGCGCTGGTCGAGCAGGTCGGAAGCCCGACCGTCGTCGACAACGACGACGGCCCACCGCTGAAGACGGCACCCAAAGAGGACTGGGTAGCATTCGCCGTGTCCAAGGGTGCCGACGAGGCCGAGGCCAACGCGCTCAACAAGCCGGATCTGATCGACCTCTACGGCGAGTGACGTGGCTAATCCGTTCCTGGATGTAGCGGCGTTTTCGGTTTGGGCCAAGAACCCTGCATGGGCGTCTGACTCACTGGCGACGTCGCTACTACAGGTCGTCTCGGACTGGATTTGGGACCACAAACCCGGAGTTGCCGATGATGACGCTGCCGCCCAGGTGGTCACGTTCGAAGTCACCCGAGATGCCCTGCGGTACGGGGATTTTGGCCCTCTGAGTTCGTTCTCCAACACGGTGGGGCCACGCATAAAGTCCGGCACGTTCGACCGAGGTTCGATCGAGAAGTTCATTACCGACCGACACCGCCGGATACTGGGAATCTCGGTGCTTGCTGGACCGCGCGGGCTCTTCAAGCGGTGTGACTATTGATGTTCGGAGCCGAGACGATCGCGGTGCGACGGCGCGCAGGTACCGATCCGGACGGCCGGGCGCTGCCGGACACCACTCCCATACCGCCGGTCGACGGGTGCGTTGTGGAGCCACACATACACGGTGGCGCTGAGCTTGTTGAGGTAATGCGTACGGGCGAAACTAGCGTGGTCCGTGTTCTGCTCCCGATCACCGACGGCCTCGACGGCGAATGTGAGTTGCAGATCCGCGGCGAGTGGTTCAGGATCGTGGGCGGCACCGAGCCGTTCATCGACGACGACCCGGAATTGTCCGGCTATCACCTGATCTGTACGCGAGGTGGCGCCTGAGATGGTTCGCGTACAGGCGGATTCGTTACCGCGGCTGCGTCAGTGGCTACAGGACCAGACCGCATTAGCGGACGTAAGGGCTGACCTGCCCGACAAGTGGATTCCCGGGGATCGGCCCGTGGTCATAGTCGCCGACGACGGCGGGCCCATGCAGTGGCCGATCAAGTCCCGGCACACGATCCGCATCACCGGATGGGGTGACGACCGGGTTCTGGTGCGGCGCATGGTTGCGGTCGCCGTCGGCGAACTGCACGGCGCGCAACTGTCTGGGCTAGTGGTGTTGAGGTCATCGGGGGCGGTTATCGAGGCACGTGACCCCGTGACCGGTGGGCGTCTTGCGTCAGCGCTGATGACCATCACCGCCCGAACCGTGGAGGTGTGAACGGTGATTTTCACGATCAATATCAAGGGCGGCGCTGAAGTCCTCAAGCAGATGGCTGCCGCCGAGATCGACGCTCTCGCCAAGAAAGTCGCCGATGAAGCCGGAGACGAAGCCGTAGTCGACAAGTACACCACCGACCGCGCCGCCGCGATGGTGTCAGTGCCCGCCGTGCAGCAAGCCAGGGACGGCGTGCTCACCCGAGCAGTCTCCGCCGCTGGGCTGGAAATGCGGCTGAAGTAAATCGAACCCCGCCTACCTGGCGGGGTTTCTGTTTGGCCCGCAAGGGCTTTCACGCCCTTGAAGGAGGGAAATCGCCATGGTTTATACCACCAATCCCGATGCCACTCTGATTCCGGACGGCGCCGAAGTCTGGCTGGTCCTGAAGTCTGCTGTCACCGACATCACAACGTTCATCCCCACGACACCGACCCAAGACCTAGGCGCCCTCGGCTGGCAGTTCTCCGGTCTGATCGACGACCAGAAGGGCATTCCGCTCACCCCGTCGATCACGGTCCAGGAATACGACGCGTTCGGACATCCAAAGTTCCGGATAAAGCTGAGGAAGGGCAAGCTGGAGACCGGGTTCACCGCGTTGGAAACCAATGCGACGACGAGGCAGATTGTGCTTCCGGGCTCATCCGCGAACAAGATCGGCGCCCCGAAGAACGTGCAGGTGTACGTCCTGTACAGGTTCGTCGACAGCGACACCACTGGTGGCACCCGCGTGTGGGTCACTCTGACCGCGGCGCCGGTGGAGCTGAAGGCGCACGGCGGCATCATCGATGGCACGCTGTCGTGGGCAGAGATTATAGTGCACCACACCACCGACGCGAACAACGACATCTTCCAGATCGTGGACCAGACCTCCGATGACGTGACGAAGACGTTCACCATCGGATCGGGTGTGACTG